AGATGCCTCACCTCATTCCTAATAATTTTTCATACATACTTACCTTATCTTTTAAATCAGCTACCTCATAATCATCAAGCGCATACCAAATGGCACTGAATGTGTGTGGATCAATATTAAATTCATCTGGAATAATTTCGTCATTCTTATTTTTCTTATAGGTCAGTGGTTGTAATTCGAAAATAGTATTTGTACATTGGTCAGAGCAATAGATCTTTTTAAATCTCTTGATCTTCTTGGTATACTGCAAACGTGAACCTTGAAACTTCTTAGCCCCTACCATGTTAAAGCCTTGCTGTCGATAATATTCAATTGTCTTTGGCTCAGCATTATCTGCTCGAATGCGCTCCTTCGTTTCCTTAAACTCCTGAATTTCGATAGCTGTTTTGTCATCGGTCATCTTGTTTTTGTAATACTCCCAATAGATGTACAGATGTTTCCGCTGCTTATCAACTGCTAAACGAAGCAAAGCATTATAAGAATCCTCAAACCCAAAATCCATCCCTACACGAAACGTTAGAAAAGGACGATTACTTTCAATGAAATCCATTATTTCGTCATGTGGCTTCACCTCAAATTGAGGGAGCACCTTAACACCATTGATGCCAAAGCGCCCTAATCGAGCAATACGGTGTAAATCTGGATCATATTCCTCTAGCTCATCTAATTGAGCAATATAGCTTTCAGGCAAAAATAAATTATCATCAGCAGTAGAGTGATGATAATAGGTGTCGTTTATGATAATTGTTTTTTGCTCATATAGCAGCTCATCGTCTATAATCAATCGCTTGTTCTTGTCATCTTTGAAAAAATGCTTATATGACCAGTTATCGGTGCCAATTGGATTGGTGGATAAAATCATATGCAGCTTTAAAGTCGGATGACGTAAACGACCAAGTAATTCCTTGAAGCCTGCATATTTAATTTCCGAACATTCTTCAAGCCATACAATAGAGATATTGTTGATCGACTTTAATTTTTGCGGCTTGTCCATACCTTTAAAAATAATTTTCGAACCGTTAGGGAAACGAATTTGCAACGGTGAGGTTAAACATTTCACGTTGCCGTCTAAGCCTAAATCAATAATTATTTCTTCTAACAATGAAAAAGTAGAATCTCTGTGCGTGTCATAAACTTCACGTACAACCAATGCGGTACGCTTCTCTTGCAATAACTTCAGGATCAGCTTTAAAGCAATATGATAGGATTTACTCGAACCGTAGCCACCCACAAGGAACTGGAATTTGGTAGACCAATCAAAAAGGAAATCTTCAAACCGAGGATTGACTTCTTTCTCCATCAATTCTCACCCTTTCGCTTGATGATAATTTCCATTGGTTGGTCGGTTGGTTTATCCAGCTTCGCAATTTCTGCCTTCGTCTTGAGGGCTTTGACAAGTTGGTTGGTTATCCTAGTCAAAGCTTCTTCGATGTTGAGAATGTCGTTGATTTTACGGTATTCGACTTCCTCAATTTGAACCGTCATCATTTTTTCTTTGCTGACTTTGACTGTCTTACCATTCGCACCAGGTGCAGCTTCCTGCACTTTACGCAATTGTTGCAAAGTGCGGCGCTCCTTTTCAGTTAAGCCTTTTTCCACATCCTGAATCCTTCGCATCATACGGCGTTGTCGAATGGTTAACTCTCTGACATTTCTATCAATCTGATAAAGTGGATCGGTTTCGATGGAGCCGTAGAGCTCTCGTTCCTCTTCATCTAAGTAATCCCACATGATAGATTCATATTCACCAGTGGTGACAGCATTTTTATTGCCCTGTGGAGCTGAGCCACCTTTGTTGCCTTTAGCATTTTGGTTATTGCGTGGAGCGCCTCCTGTATTGCCTACAGCGTTTTTATTGCCTTTAGGTGCGCCTGCTTTGGTATGCACACTTTTTTCATTTGGTGTGCATACTTTTTCATTGGCAGTAGAATCGTTGTCCATCTCTCGCCATTTGCGTTGTTGCCAACTCTTAACTGTATTTATGGACACATTATATTTAACAGCAATGTCCTTTTGCTTCATGCCAGCTTTATAATCTTTAAAAGCTAATTCATATTTTTCAACCACGTTTCATAAACACCACCTCCATCAATTGAGTTGAGTTTGTTTTCATGAATCATCTTTTTGTAAGTCGATGTCCAGCTCAATGAGTTTTTTTAGATCATCAACAGTAGAAACCTTAATTTGACCTGCTCTAAAGTCCTTAATCCATTGGGCTATACCCGCCTGCACAACTTTTCTATATTTCTCTTTTGATTCATTAATACTCTCAGCCACATCTATTTCGTGTTTCAATAGCAAGTCATCTTCATTGTTTGATATAGAACGTTTGTTTGTATTTTTCATTGCCACATACCGACCTTTCTTTTATACTAGAAAGCGAGATAGCGTCTTGGTAAAAAACTGTGCACAGTGTTTCGCTATCTCTGCCGATTGTGGCATTGCATCAAAAAAGGACGGGTGTTAGCGCACCTGTCCTTTCTTTTTATTTATTCGATTTTGGGTATGGCTTGCTTAAAGAAAGTATCTTCTTACGCATCTTTTTATTAAGTGGCATTAAATATTTGTGCTTACCAGTAGTCATGTATACTTTAGCGTTTGAATCTATATTTTTTCTGAGCCATTCAATACGTTGACTACCCTTTCCATACTTCGAATGTATAGACTTAGGATGCGTTTTCTTTCCATTGATGATGAAATAATGTTCTCCATCTGTCTTACCCTCATAAATCCAATTAGTTGCCTGGTAGATGCCTCCATGATGGTTTTGCTCTGTATCTGCATAGCTAACTATCAATTCAACATTTGTCGATTGCTCTTTTAGAAACTTGATAGCTTTTGCCAATATTTCAGATACGAATGATTTATGCTCATTAAGAGCTACCCTCGTAAGCTCACAGCATTCTTTTTGAGTAAGTCCATATGGTGAACCTATTAAACTATTTGCCCCTCGGCTAAAAATCACTACACCGATAAACTTGCCATCTTCCCACGCACCCACCTTGACCAATTTACCTGCAGGTAGACACTTGCTGTAATGGAAGTTCTCACATGCAAATTTAGCAGCTGCATGTGTGGCCCATGCAATTTTTAATGTAGTCATTCTTGTTCAAACTCCTCATGACAGTGTGGACAGGTAATTATTTTTGAAGAAAGCACACCTAAGTCTCCTTGATCTTCCTCTGTTCCTTCATCAAAATTCGGGACCTCAATGTCGCCTATCATGCGTTTTAAATCCACATCGTCAAAGCCTGAAAGGGTTAAATCAATGTCACTGCTTTGTAGCTCTTGTAATAATGCAGTTAATGCATTTTCATCCCAATCACCACTAATTTTATTTAGTGCAATATTGAACGCCTTTTCTTGCGCCAGTTCTAAGTCCACAACAGATACATCAATTTCGTTATATCCTTCAGATACTAAAATCTTAAAGCGTTGATGGCCGCCTACTAAATTGCCTGAGCGTTCATTCCAAATTAACGGATCCACGTAACCAAATTCTTGAATCGATCTTTTTAATTGCTCATATTCGACATCACCTGGCTTCAATTCGATTCGCGGATTGTACGGTGCAGGGTTGATTTTTTCTATAGGTACTTTAATTATTTTCATGTGTATACTCCTTTCATTGCATAAAAAAACACCTATCGAGTAGATAAGTGGTAATTTTTAATATTATTAAATTTTAATATCGCACGTTGTGAACTTTTGCTTTTTTGCATGTATAATTGAGTCTCAAATTCTTTTCTTAAACAATGAATTGTTCCCACAACATATCTTATATATCCTTCATGTACTCTTGGATTTCATTAAAAATCCTTTGTACAACACCATTTATCGACGTTAAAATGTTTAGCATTTCCTGATCCGTTTGCCCACCCGTATCTATATGATCTCGAATCCATTTCATATGATAATCAATTTTTTCTACTTTACTAATAAATTGAAATTCCGTTTCAATCAATAAATCGAAATGCTCTGTAACAACCTTTGAATACTGATTGGACATTTCTTTAGTATCTTCAAAGATTTTACCAAAGTCAATGTTACTTGGATGAGGATTTAAAAATATATTAATGCTAGATACTTTATGCTGTAGTTTATTATAAATGTAATAAGCTTTTTCATATTTTTCACGGTTTATTAAATTGTGTTGTTCTCGAATTGTCATTTTTACACCCATGTAAGTTATTGCACCGCCTAACGCAGCGCCTAAAAAACCTATAACTCCAGCAATAATGGTTTCATGTTCATCATGATATTGCCAAAGTACAGTCACGGCAACAATCAGAGCTGCTAAACTTACTATAATCATACAACTATAAATAATTATCTTTTCTTTCATAAACTCACCTCCCAACATAATTCTAAAATAGAATAGAAGGTTTTTCCATGAAATAATAAAACCACCCATCTACTTGATAGGTGGCACGTCTGATATTATTTTTTTCGCTTGTGCTTATTATAAACTGAAAATTTTTCTCTTTGCAAAAAAAGG